AACGGCCAACCCGCTACTGGGAAAACGACCTTGCTTGAGGTTCTCACGCGCACCATTGCTATGTCTGCCTTTCCAAAGCTTCGCGATTCGCCAGATAGTGAAGTTTTCTTCGTCAAAGATCCTAGTTCCTTCTGGAGTGGTTATAATAACCAGCCAGTGACACTATTCAATGATGCATGGTCGAAGGCTCCATCGCCTGGCCAGGAAGGTGTCACAGAACAGATCATGGCTTGCGTTGATCCCGCACCTTTGCCCCTCGACATGGCTGATCTTGAGCACAAGGGGAAGACCTTTTTCTCCTCTTCTGTTGTCGGCGTTACTACCAATGTTCGCAGTCTCAGTTGTACTGCTAAGGTACTCACAAATCCTGACGCTTTATCACGTCGTTTGGAGTATTCTTACCAAGTCACTATCAATCCTGCCTCACCCTTTGCTAAGGTCAATCCTAAGTGGAAGGGAGATAACGGAAAGATGTCGCAATACATCCTCGATTCATTGAAGTACAACGCGCACCTTGCCGTTGAGAAGACAATTCCATGGGACACGTGGAGGCTACACCGCATAACTTTAACCAGCGACGGCGATAACGTAGCACCTGACGAGCTCACTCCTATTGACGCCATGAAGGAGATCTATGAGGGTCTGAAGCGCAACATTGCCATATATGAAGCGCGCAATGAGCGTCCACCATTTGATGATGTGCTCGTTCGCGATGAATCTTCTTGGTATGACTTATATACACTTTTCCATCGCCCCTGTAGTTTCTCTGCTCTCATACCCGACTTTAGGAATCAGCTGTACTTTGTGCTGGGCGCTAAGACGACCAATGCGTTGGAAGCTTTTCAGCTGCCTGTCGCATCATGCACCCAGTGGTTCATCGATGCTCAGTTCGTTATCGAAAACTCTCTGAACATAATGTCCAATTATGTGGGCTTCAACGTCAGTGCATTCATATCTACCTACGTCATAATCACTGTTTTAATACAGCTGGTTAAGGCCTTCGGAAAGTTGTTTTCACCCTCGACACCCAAGAAGGTTGAGATTATCAAATTGTGGCAGACTTGGGACAAGGATACTCGCAAGTGGTTTCTCGAGAACAGTGATAAGATCATGCGACTGCAGGACGAATCCAACGGATTCTGCCAGTGGGTTCCTTTTTCCCCCATCGTCGATCTCCGCGCTATTGTCAATCGGAATACCATCCTCATATCTATAGCGGATGAAAGTGGCAAACAGCGCATTGTAAGTCGCATGATTGGTATTGGAGACTACACGTACCTGGTTAACGCCCATCTCGTTACGGAGATGTTGGATAAACCATCCGACCTCCTTCTCACTCTTACCAATGCGATGAACCCCACCCGCTCCATTTCGATGACAGCTCGCCAGTTCAATAGTCTGCATGCTGTGACTGATATTGAGAGGGACATTTCCTTACTTCATATTCAGTCCTTCCCAACTATGGACAAGGACATCACTCACTTCTTCCTAGTGGACGCTGATCGTCACGTCATTGAGAATCGCACTGTTAAGATGGATGTCCTTCGCCCCAATCCCGACATGTCCATTGTGTGTGATTCAGCTACAGCCCGTTCTGTGAAAGTGCTCAAATCTAAACCCATGGATTCTAACGTCCGTGACACTATGGTTGATTGTATTGAAACTACCGGCTTTACCACTTATCCTGGTGACTGTGGCTCTATCGTTTACTCGGCCGTGCCCTTGCAGAGCAGGTTCATCATTGGCATTCATAGTGCATCTGATAAGGTTTCTCCGCACCAGCCTGGATACGCAGCTATCGTCACTCAGGAATACATCGTATCCGCTCGGAAGAAATTAGCCCTTCTTAATGGTGGGTATCTTGTATCTCACCTTCCACCATCCATGATGCCTGAAATCAAGTTACCACTCGATGAAAACTCACGATTTTCTGTCTTGCGTAATGTTGACTCTGCTCACGGTGTTAACTTCAACCCAATCTCACTTCATCGTCGTACCATTTTTAGTAGTAGATGTCTTAAGTCCGTCTGGCATGCCCCTCCCTGTGGTCCCGCGCATCTCAGGCCATTTGCTGACTCCGCTGGTAATATAATCAACCCTATGTTACTCGCCGTCGCCAAGTATGACAAGCCCATGCTACATTTTGACCAGGAACGCATTATTCAGGCGGCGTATGTGGCTTTCGCACCTATGCGTGAAGCTCTCGCCGGAAAAGTGTGCCACGCTGTCGACATCCGCACTGCCTGCAGAGGCATAGCAGATGATCCCTTATGGCGTGGCATACCGCGCAATACTTCGGCCGGATACCCGCTCAATAAGGTACACAAGTGCGGGAAGAAGGACTTCTTCGGGTATGGTGAGGAATATGAGTTTGAGTCACCCGCCTGGTTCCAGCTCGAGCGTGATGTTAATTTCACACTTGAACAAGCTAATAAAGGTGTTCGACTCGAGCATATTTTCCAAGACATGCTGAAGGATGAGATTCGTCCCAGAGCCAAGGTCGACAAAGGTAGTACTAGGCTCATTTCCGCCTCACCCTTAGTCCTCCTCATTTGCTACCGCATGCTCTTCATGGACTTCCACACTCGTGTACAAGCTCACCGCATATCCAACGGCATTCTCGTCGGGGTCAATCCATATAAGGAATGGTCAACAGTCGCGCGTCACCTAACAGCCGATAACCGTCAGGTTATCGCATGCGACATGGCAGAGTTCGATGCTTCACAGCGTGTACAAATCTTAGCCGCAACAACAGCTCAATATCGCACGTTCTTTGACGACGAGTGGGATTGCGCTCGCCACGTATTGAACCAGGAGATTTATAACTCCAATCATATCGGAGGCTCTGGTTCTGGAACTGGCACTACTGTGTACGCTTGGAACGGCAACAATCCTAGTGGCACCTTTGCAACGACTATCCACAATGGATTCACGGTACTAGTGGTTTCTATTCTTTGTTTTCAAGACCTCACCTCTAAGCCCATGCATGAATTTTGGAAAAATTGCCGCATTCTTGTTTACGGCGATGACCATATTATTGGTCCTCACCGCAACATAATTAAGGTCTTTCACCAGAATTCGCTCATGACTAGAACACCGCACTACGGGTTTAAATCCACAACTGAGCGCAAAGACAACGCTGATGTCCCTGACACTAGGGATATTGGCGAAGTTTCCATTCTCAAGCGTGGCTTTCGCGAATACGCGCCAGGTAAGTATGATCCGTCGTTAGACATCGACTCCATACTCACTATTCCCATGTACTCACCTTCACGAGACCGAGAAGCAGAAATCCAGGCTTCAAATATGGAGCTCATTCTCAAGGAGTTATCTCTACATTCGTCGGATGTTTTCAAGAAGTATGCGCCAGAGTTGGTAAGGACGATGTCCGAAGCCTACAGACTCTCGCCGTTGAATTCGCCCACTTATGAGATCTACCAGCGCGTTGCGCGCGACTCCGATTGCCCATGGTAGTAGGCACCAACGCTTGGGCTGCAGCAGTACTGCAGATAGGGCTTCGGCCGGCTATGCTTCCCCATATATGGAGCTTTCTCATAAAACCACCTCACTTTAAAAGAGAACGCTACCAGAAGGAAGCTGATGCAGCTCGCGGTATTTACCGTTACCAGCCAGGGAGAGCCTTAATTCCCAGGCACAGTGAGTGCAATCCAAAGCCATGGGTCCGGCTAGGATTAAAGATACGACCTGCTACCACACCATCTGAAATTACGCCCCAACAGGGCCAGGACGCAGACTCCTACAACGTTTGCACCACCATGGGTGATCTAGGTCCCGGAACAAGTACTGAGTCAGAACAATTAGTACTGTTTGCCAATGAGGCCAGCACCTGCATGTCCATTCGGGCTGGAGGCATTCCAGATCCGGAGGCATACGCTGAAATAAGCGCTGTCCAGGACATTAATAAGCTCTTTTCTCGTCCACAGAAGTTGATATCCATAGATTATTCCCCTAATTCGCCCCCTATTTTATTTAAGGCTGGAGTTGGTTCTGCTTTATGGGCCACACATGGCCACTATTCAAAAACAGCTGGTGCCTATGGTGTCACTGCAACCACGGTCTTTAAGGTCGTCGTGGCAGCAACCCCTCAGGATGCTGGTCTTTTGCGCATAGGATTTGACTGTCTTGGTCCAGCAGCTAGTGCCTGGTCTCTCACCCAATTCAGTCAGATGTCCGGTGTTGATCTCAATTTTTCAGACTGTACCTCTGTTGAACTTCGTGTGCCCTTCATTTCTGATTTGAACTGGTTCTTAGTCAATGAACTCACTGGTAAGCTCGGTGTTATTTCCCTTCGGGAGATGCTGCCTCTCGCTCAGATTCCCGGGGCCCAACCCATACCCATTACGGTATATTGGTGGCTTGAGGATGTTAAGCTTATCGGTGCTTTCCCTGCCAGTATTTCTAACAGTACACTGCTGGATCAGGCGGTCATTTCACAGCGCTTGTCACTGCCCAAGGATGAGAGTAATCTCTTCCACGCGGAGGCTTCCGCCCAGGGTGATAGATTTTCTGATGTAGCCTCCACCGCGTCTAAGCTTGTGTCCCAGATGTCGCGACTCATCCCATATATCCCTGGACTTGGCACAGTCTCTGGGGCACTCGCTGGCATTTCAAAGATAGCACGCGTATTTGGCTACAACAAGCCCCGCGTCAATGCCCCAATCGATCGCATGCTGCATTCATCCAACACATACCAACATAACATGGATGGCACCACCGTCGCTTTGAACCTGGGTGCAATGGTCTCTACACAGATATCGCCCATGCAATTAGCTGGCACTAATGTTGATGAGATGAGTCTTGGTTACCAGTTGAGCTTATTTACTAGGCTTAGCCGCTTCAGTGTTTCGACTCTAACCATTAGGGACACGGTTGTATACCAACTTCCCATCACCCCAAGCAAGCTCCATGGAGACGACCTCGCAGGCCAATGCCAGGGAACCACACCGATCTCCTTTCTATCCCAACTGTTTAAACAGTATCGTGGGGGAATTGAGATTCGAATTGATGTAGCCAAGACCGTTATGCACTCCGGCAGGCTCGTGCTTGGTTTCATGCCCTACAATCAGGGCAACAAGGCACTACCCACCACATCCATGACGATGGACTTTATGTCTCTTGTTTGGGATCTCCGTGCCTCCTCAAGCGTTTCCTTCACTATTCCCTTTCAGATGCCTACCGCGTATTGCGACGTTGATCAGTGCTGTGGGACTTTCTTCATTCTGTGCCTTGACCCGCTTCGCTGCCCCGAGACAGTTGCTTCCACTATCCACTTTGCCGTCAACATCCGTGGCGCTCCTGATTTTGAGCTAGCCATACCCACGCCGCCCCGTGCTCGCATGGCTTTTGCTGCCGGTATAGTTGGTATGCCTCACGATGAGACCGGCTTTGCTCAGTCACACTCCCCGTTTAACGACCAGTGTGTTGGGGCCTCTGTGCTGTCACTCAAATCATTTCTACTTAGAGCTACCAGATACAGTGCTTACTCCGCTGGAGAATCTGAGAACATCAATTATATTGATCATGTTCTGCAAGATACCACCAGTGAGGTAGGCGCTAGTACCCACGCGCTAATAGTAGGGTGCTTTGGCTTATGGCGGGGCGGTTGGGCTTTCTCAGTCGTTCCTTCTTCTCCAGGCACAGTTGCTCAGGTCAATTACAGTCCCCGCTACACTGATGACATTGATGGTGTCGAGTTGCTGGAGGTCAGTAGTGCCATTCATGCGATTGTACCCTACTACCGTAATCAATCGCGTATGATAGTTACAGATGCTCGCGACACTAATGGTGGCACCCCCCAGTTTAATCTTGTGGCCGGTTCCGCTCATGTATCCTGCTATCTCACAGACGACTTCCAG